GCCAGCTGCGACAGGATTTATCCTGCCTGTTTTGCGCTCAAGCCCCCAGAGAGAGTTGAGCAAAAGCCCTTCTCCCTCGAACGCTAAGGGTATACTTACCTTAGTCAGACCACGAACGATATAACCTTCTATACCATATCGTGCCCGTGAGGGAGTGGCTTCATCGAGATTACTGATGAAACCACTATCTCCTAGAGAGTTGGGGATTCTGTAATCCAAGGACTTCAGAACCCTACTTCTCAAGTAATTACAACACGTACGGAACCTTACGTCACAGTAACTGAAATTACCAGCTACTGTGCGCGCAAGTCTCCGCACGGAATTGTAAAAACGGTACAGGTCTGAAACAGCATTCAATCTACCCTTAAGGTAGATCGGGGTAACGCAAACACCTCTGTAATAATGCTCTCCACAGGATTCGCGAAAGTCAGAATTGACAAAAGTCTTTTCCTGATTGATCTTGAACCCGTAGAAAGCGGACAGCGCAGAGAACAGTTGAAAGGACTCCCTAGGTATGATAACATCGTCACCATACACAGAGATGTTCCTCGCTACACTAACAGGTATATTTTGATACTCCATACAACAAATGGACATCGCAAAGAATACCAAACTCTCCAACTCGAATGTAAAGCCGTTCCCCATTGAGGAGAACTTCTCCCATAGAGTCGGAGACCCGTTGATGTAGCCAAAGTGTGACCTGCACGAATCCATCAAGAGATACCACGCCGGAGGAAGTAAATCTTCGACTAGGCGCCTCGAGAACATATCCGATGCAGAGGAAAAATCGACAGTGCATAGACCGTTGTCAATCGAGCCCGAAAGGGCTAACGACTGATTAACAGTTTGGTCACTGAGATCTACCCCACACTTACGAAGTCTCCTTCGAATCATCTGACCAACCGCTTTTTGAAACCAGAGGTTTAACCCTGGCTCAATGGCGATCGGTCGGTCGATCTTAGAATTCTTCGGTACGAACGCTAACTTATTTCCAACCTGGAATGAATAACTAGGCTGGTGAGTAGATAGTTGCTGACCCCAAAGCGGTGAAAACCGTTCTAAGGCAAGCGTACCATCATTCAA